TTTGGTGTGTTGTTTGATTCATCACACACTACTAGGAAATCATATAACGCTCTTTGTCCTACAAGTTCTAGCATTAAACTATCAACTTGCTGTTTAATCTCATCCCTAGTGATCTTATCATTAGGTTCAAAGATATATGGTTTAGCAAGTTTGTTCAATTGTGAACGTAAGTAAATTACTAAACGTGCAACGTTAATTCTATCTAAAGAACTAGCGTTTCTTGCTCTTGTCTTTTGACCAAAGTTAACAAGTCCAGAACCAGTTAAGAATGTAATCGGATTAACTGCACTGCTGTACAATGTATCTCTTTGACCTTCGTTAAGTGCAACAGTTTTAAATTCACCTTCTGCATCAATGTAACCTGCGGAAGTAGCATTTGTAATGCCGCCTCTTCTAGTTCCTGCTGGTGCAAACCATGGATAAGAAACATTGTCACTTAGTGCAATAGTTCTTAGTATACCATGCGATGCTGGAACAACTACGTTATTTCCTGCATTGTCGCTTGTGAATAAACTTGGGTAAAAAATACCTAGGTATTCGTCATTACTTACTAGACCTTGATCATTATCTTCAACTGCACCTGCAACGTTAGTTGCCCAGTTGTTTAATGTAGTACCATCGCTTTTTAGTCTGAATGGAGAATCACCAACAACAAACGCAGTTAAGCCTCTGTCATAGTTTAGTGAAATCATTTCGCCAATTAGTTCTGGATATCCTGGTGTTGCCATTAAGTTAAAGATACGTGATTCATTATCTCTAATGTCATCATTGCTATTAACCATTGCTTGGAATGATTGTACAATAACTTTACGCTGTGCTTTTCTACCAAATGAACCTGAACCGTCTGCTTGGTTAGCACTTTCAGTTACCCATCTGTGTGGATAGTAAGCATCCATTGAAGAACCATCATCGCTACCACGTCCGTTATCTTCTGTAGTGTCAATGTAGTTACGTACAAATTTCTTAACATTAAATCCTGAACGTCTTAAATTCCAAAGCAACATACCTTTTGGATATAATGCTGGATCTGGAGCGTCTGGATCTAAGTAATCGCTTGCTAGTAGATCTGTAATATCACCTGCTTCGTCACTATTTGCACCTGCTGTATTATAACGTGCATCTGCAAATAAAATACCGTTGTCAGTTGATTGATCTGAACTATCTCTTAGTGTCCACTTTTTAGTAGTAAAGTTATACTGATAAACTAGTGGATAATTTTCTAAGTCTGCTGTTGAAATCCAAAGATCACCTTCAACTAAATCAGAACCATCTGATTGTTGTGTTGGCTCAGTTGCTGAAACAATTGGACCTGCTGGTGAAGTGTCGGCGTAATCAATGCTACCTGACTGATAATTTTGATAACCTACCCAGTTAGTACCATTATGAATTAGCATATCAACTTCGTCAACAATTGAATTGTACCATAGTTGACCATCTGATGCTAGTGCATTTGGAGCATCTTCACTTGCAGTATATGATAATACTCTCCAGTTTGATGCCATGTACTGTTCTGGATTTGTATCACCGTCTGTACCTGGAACAAAGTATAAGTTAGCAGTACCAGATGTTGCACTTACGTAAGGTGCATAACCAATAAGGTTAAGCAATCCGTCTGTGTCAACAAATCTAATATCACCGCCTAATGTATGTTCAATAACAACTCTGTTCTGTGCGTCAACTGAAGCAATAACATTTGTTAAACCTGCTGAGTTAATTTGTCCTGCAATTTCATCAGCGTCGCCTGCCGCGCCAGTAGTAATTATGCTAACTGTTACTGGTGTAGTAAAGTCTGCATCATTAACTAGTGTTTCAGCCACTGTAAATGTATATGTGCTTGCCGCAACACCACTTGAAGGAATAATGCTTGATACAACTGCTGTTGATCCAGCCGTTGCACGTTTGAAGATTTTAAAATCAAACTCTGCGTCACTACCTTCAACAACATTAGTTTGTGCATAGTAAGTATCAATTGATAAGTTCTTGCCACCACCTGTTGAATCTAGTTTTTCTAGTGCAGAAGCGTTGTTCGCATAAATCGGAACATCTTTCTTTTCCCACAAACCAGTTGTTGCGTTAAATGTTTTAACATTTAAGTTTGCACCTTGGTTAGCATCTGTAGTCTTAAACCAAACAGATCCACTTGGACGTGGATTAGTATCTGTTGACTTGTATTCTGGAATGCTTGTATGCGGAGCAATACTTAATTTCGGTGCTTGGTAAGTTGCCGCTGTTAAACCTAATCCTGCAACAATGTTGCTGTTTGGATCAGCAATAACAACTGCTACACCTGTTGAATAAATTTCTAACTTGCTGTTAACTGCTTTAGCAGTAATACCTGCTGTTTGTAAAGTAGCATCGTTATTAATGTCTAAAACTAAGTCTGCAAGTGTTCCACCACCAGTAACTGTTGTACCATTGATAGTAAAGTCACCTGTGAAAGTTGGATTGCTTACAGTACCAACAACTGTGGGCCAAGATGCTACCCAATTGTCAGAACCTACTTTAACCCATTCACCTGTAGATGCTTTATAGTATACTTTGTTTATAGTAGTTGTTGCAACAACAACATAGTCGCCCGCCTGTCCAACAGAAGTCTTCGGAACGCCAGTATTGCTATTACCTACTAGTTTAGTATTGTCTGTAATTACTGTAGGTACTTTGTTAGTGAACGTTTGTCCGCCTGTAGATGATACAGAGTTACCATTCCATTCAAAAATACCAAATTTTGAAACTTGTGTGTCGAACCATTGTGTTCCATCTTCTGGATCAGCCGCTGGTGCTGTTGCACTCGCTTGCAGTTCGCCTAGATTAATATCTGCTCTTACGACCCACGCTCTGTTACTTACGCCTAAGTATGAGTATGCCGCTTGCAATCCGTATTCATTAAGTTCTCCACCGTGAATTGGATTGTTGTTGTTATCTGTATAAAATAACGGATCGCCAAAAGTCTCTGAAAGATCTCTTTGCGATGTTAACAAGAAAGGTACACCTGCATTTGCTTGTGTAGTTCCTCTTGCTGTACCTGTGCCACTTGCATTGGCTTTATCCTGTGCAGTAGCAACGAAAATCATTGGGGTAGTACCTGGCTCAGCGGGCGTATAAAAACTTTCGTCAATTACGCTGACCGATACTCCTGGTGATACTAAGTTTGCCATCTTGTGTTCTCCTGTTGAAC